CATGATGGGGCAAGAGCAGGTATCAAGATATATAATAGAGTACTAACAGCTGATGAAATAATTAAAAATTATAACGGACTTAAATCAAGATTTAGATTAACTTAATATATGTATAAGTAGAATGTTCTTTTGGACAATGAAAAAAGAAAATTAACATGGCAAACGAATTTAAGGTAAGAAAAGGCCTCATAGTACAAGGGTCTGGTTCTACAGGAGACAATACAATATTAGATGTTCAAGGTAATCAAGGACAACTATTTTCAATAACAGATTCCCTTTCAGGATCATTATTTACAGTAAGTGACATTTCAGGGATTCCTATTTTAGATGTAGATTCTGGTGAAATAGTAAAAATAGGTACATTTGGTAGTGAAGGTATAATAGTAAATGGATCTAATGTAACATCATCAGGTGCTATAAGTGCATCAGGTACTATAACAGCAAATGTTTTTATAGGAGATGGGTCTAATTTATCAGGAGTAACAACATTTAGTTCAGCAACTGTGTCTGGTTCATTTACATCTTTAAGTTCATCTATAGCTTCAGATGTAGCAACTAACACAGCAAAATTAACGGCTAATACTTCAAACGTAACTAGTGCGGGTGCATTGATGGATTCGGAAGTAACATCTTTAGCCCTAATTAAAGGATTAACGGCCGCAACTATTTCAGGTTCTATTTCTGCTACTTCAGTAGCGGCAGCAGGGGCTTTAATGGATTCAGAGGTAACATCTCTTGCTTTAATTAAAGGCCTAACAGCAGCAACTATATCTGGTTCGTCAACTTCTTTAAGCTCGTCAGTAGCTTCAGATGTAGCAACTAATACAGCTAAACTTACATCAAACACTTCTAATGTAACTTCAGCAGGCGCTTTAATGGATTCAGAGGTAACTTCCTTAGCATTGATAAAAGGACTGACTGCAGCAACTATATCTGGTTCATCAAATTCCTTAAGCTCGTCAGTAGCTTCAGATGTAGCAACTAACACAGCTAAACTTACAGCAAACACCTCAAACGTAACTAGTGCTGGTGCCTTGATGGATTCAGAGGTAACTTCCTTAGCATTGATAAAAGGATTAACTGCTACAACAATTTCAGGTTCATCAAATTCCTTAAGTTCGTCAATAGCTTCAGATGTAGCAACAAATACAGCTAAGGCAACAGCAAACACATCAAATGTAACTTCAGCAGGTGCATTGATGGATTCGGAAGTAACTTCTTTAGCACTAATTAAGAGCCTAACAGCAGCAACAATTTCAGGTTCATTTACTTCTTTAAGCTCATCAGTAGCTTCAGATGTAGCAACTAACACAGCTAAGAAAACTGCAGATGCTACAAACGTAACTTCTGCGGGTGCATTGATGGATTCAGAGGTAACATCTCTTGCTTTAATTAAAAGCATAACAGCTGCAACCATATCTGGTTCGTCAAATTCTTTAAGTTCATCGGTCGCAAGTGATGTAGCAACTAACACAGCAAAATTAACTGCAAACACTTCAAACGTAACTAGTGCGGGTGCATTAATGGATTCAGAGCTTTCTGATTTAGCAGCAGTTAAAGCAATTAATCAAGGATTAACAACTACATCAAATGTAACTTTTGGAGGAATAACTGCTGCATCTTTAAATGTGACTCATCTTACATCATCTTTTATAACTTCTTCAACTATTCAAACTGAAGGCTCTAACCTCTTTGGTGATGCTATAAATGATACTCAATTTTTCAATGGTCATATAACAGCCTCGGGTAATATAAGTGCAAGTGGTAGAGTTTATGGTACACATTTTGGAACGGGTAATGCTAATAGAAATGCTATAGATTTTAGTACTAATAATACATTACAATTTAGATTAAATGATAGTAGTAGAATAACACATACTACTACTATATTTCGACCTACTACAGATGAAGCTGTTTCTTTAGGTAGAACAGCTAATAAATGGAAAGAATTAGTTGTCAAACATATAACAGCCTCAGGTAATATAAGTGCAAGTGGAAATTTATCTGTAAAAAATTTAGACAATGTAGATAGTATTAATGCTGGAACTTCTACATTAGGAAATTTAGATTTTACAACTCAAGGAACAGTAAATTTAAGAGCTTCTAATAGTACAACTCATGGTTTAAATTTATTTGGTGGAGTAAATGGTTCAGCTCCTCCTCATATTGGTACTATAACACATGAATTTTTAGAATTTAATGTTGGTAGTACTGATAATGTAATAATATTAGCGGGCGCAGCTGATCCAACTACTTCAGGAATGTTAGCAGGAGAAGCAAGATTTACTGGACATATTTCTGCAAGTTCTGTAAGTGCAAGTGGTGATGTTTATGGAAATAAATTTTATGGAGACGGATCAGGATTAACAGGAGTAACATCATTTAGTTCAGCAACTGTATCTGGTTCATTTACATCTTTAAGTTCATCAATTGCAAGTGATGTAGCAACTAATACTGCTAAAGCAACAGCAAATACTTCAAACGTAACTTCAGCTGGTGCTTTAATGGATTCGGAAGTAACATCTCTTGCTTTAATAAAAGGTTTAACAGCAGCTACGATTTCAGGTTCATCAAATTCTTTAAGTTCATCTATAGCTTCAGACGTTGCAACTAATACTGCTAAAGTAACAGCAAACACCTCAAATGTAACTTCAGCTGGTGCTTTAATGGATTCTGAAGTAACTTCTTTAGCACTAATTAAGAGCCTAACAGCAGCAACCATATCTGGTTCGTCAAATTCTTTAAGTTCTTCAATTGCAAGTGATGTAGCAACTAACACAGCTAAAGCAACAGCAAACACTTCCAATGTAACCTCAGCTGGTGCTCTAATGGATTCTGAAGTAACCTCTTTAGCTTTAATTAAAGGATTAACAGCAACAACTATATCTGGTTCATCAACCTCCCTAAGCTCATCTATAGCTTCAGACGTTGCAACTAATACAGCAAAATTAACGGCTAATACTTCAAACGTAACTTCAGCAGGTGCATTGATGGATTCAGAGGTAACTTCCTTAGCATTGATAAAAGGATTAACAGCAGCAACAATTTCAGGTTCTCTTTCAGCTACTTCAGTAGCAGCAGCAGGTGCTTTAATGGATTCAGAGATAGCATCTCTTGCTTTGATTAAAAGTATAACAGCAGCAACAATTTCAGGTTCTCTTTCTACAACTTCAGTAAGAGCCGCAGGTGCAATAATGGATGATGAAATAGCTGATCTAGGTCATTTAAAAGCTATTGATCAAGCAGTAGCAGCTGGTGATTCTCCTGAATTTATCACTGAAAATATGACTGATGGAACTAATAAACGTTTCATGACTGATACTCAAGAACAAAAATTAGATGCATTACTACTTGTTTCCGCTGCAACAATTTCAGGCTCATCAACTTCTTTAAGTTCATCTATAGCTTCAGATGTAGCAACTAACACTGCTAAATTAACTGCAAACACTTCTAATGTAACTTCAGCTGGTGCTTTAATGGATTCTGAAGTAACTTCTTTAGCGTTAATAAAAGGCTTAACAGCTACAACAATTTCAGGTTCTATTTCTGCAACATCAGTAGCGGCAGCAGGTGCGTTAATGGATTCAGAGATAAGTAGCTTATCATCAGTAAAAGCAATTGATCAGGATTTGGATACAAATGCTGATGTTGTTTTTGAAGGAATTAATTGTTCTGAAATTGTAAACTCTGGGGCAACTTCTTTAGGAAATACTAGCAATGATACAATTGTTATAGTAGGAAACATAACATCCTCAGGTAATATAAGTTCAAGTGGAACAGTTCAAGGATTAACAGGTTCATTTAGTGCTTTAGTAGGAGATACATCACAAGCAACAAGTTTAGAAGTAGATGGTCCTATAACTGCTTCAGGAGGAATCATATCAGACAATATAGAAACATTTTGGACTTCATTTAATTGTGATGGAGATGCAAGTTTTGCAAATAGTGCATATGGTCCAAACACACAAGGCATAAATTATTATTTATGGAATAGGAACTGGACATCAACAACATCAGATAGTGGTGATCCTACAGGCGATCATGTTCATAGAACAGAAATAAATACAGGTTGGTATGTGCCATATAAAATAAAAGTAGTAGGATTTTGTGGAGGACTTTCTGATGGTAGTGCTGCATCAACAACAACATGTACTATTAAATTATTTAATACAGTAGCATCACTAAAAGGTTCAGATTATGATAGCAATTCAGGAACAACAAAGGCATTAGTTGCTAGTTCAGGTAACGTGACATTGAATGGCAATAGATGGAAAAATTTCGATGTATCTGGTTTAAGTGTTACATTATCAGAAGGTCAATATGTACTTCCAAGAATTACAATGGGAGAAAATTTAACAAATTTAAGAGGACAATTTACAATAAAATTTAAAAGAGTAGTATAATGGCAATAAGAAAATCAGATGATTTAGCAAATGACTCGGATAGTAGATATAATAATTTACGAGATGCTAAAAAGAGATCAAAAATAACTGAAAGGTTTGATGATACAACACACAATGAACTTGCTGCGGATGAGGCTTTGCAGTTTTTAAACAAGAAGTTAGATGAGGTTATCGATTCAGTAAATACAAATATATCAAAAACAGGAATATCAACTTCTCAAGCAAGTGCAATAACAGCTAACACTGCTAAAGCAGGAATATCAACTTCTCAAGCAAGTGCAATAACAGCTAATACAGCAAAGACTGGTATAACATCAACACAAGCTAGTCAGATAACTTCTAACAATGCTAAAGTTAGTTATGATAAAAATTTATCCAACACTGATGATATAGATTTGAAAGCAACTGTTACAGAAAACAGAGGTTCATATACTTTAGTATTTACTATAACTGCTGGAAGAACAACAAAAACAGCTTCAATAAGCTTAGAATAATATGGCAACAACTATTATAAGACCAGATGCTGCATCATCTGATTCGGGGTTTGATCAAACTGGAGCTAACTTATTAAGTAGAATTAATGATAATGATACAAGTACATTTGTAGTTAATAATGTAACAACTGGTACATTTTCTGTCAGTTTTGATAATAATAGTGCTTATTCAGGAGCTACTATTAATAATGTAGTAGTATCTATAACTGGTAATACTATTAATTCAAAAGTGGCAGAAGCAACATTAGACCTTACATTAAGGGATAATTCAGGAGTTTTACAATCATTATCATTAAGCTTTACCCCTACTGAATCTACACAAAATGGATCAGCATATTCAACTAGTTTAACCCCTTCTGTAGTAGATGCACTTATATTAAATGGTACAGTTGAACAAGCTGGATATATTCTTAAAGAAATTTTTATTACAGTAGATTATACTGCTGCAGTTGTAACAACACCTTTTGTAGGAATGAAATCAGGAAAATATAAAATAGTAAGTGGTAAAATAAAAATATAGAAGTATGTCGGTTTCTATTTTTTACATATATGTATATCCGACTAATAAATAAAAATAAATTAATATTTAAGTTATGGCAGAAGCAATTAAATTTACAGAAGAAGAGTTACAATCACTCCAAAATTTACAATCAACCTATAATCAAATTACCCTAACAATGGGACAAATTTCTTTATCTAAAATTCAATTAGAAAACAGAGAACAATCTGTTTTAAACACTTTAGCTGAAGTTAGAGAACAAGAAAACACTTTAGCAAAAGAACTTACTGAAAAATATGGTAAAGGATCTTTGAATATCGAAACAGGCGAATTTACTCCAGTAGTTGAAGAAGCAGCAGAAGAAGCTTCGCAAGAGTAATTGTTTTAAGATATAGTTTATATTTATAGGTGACCCTAAAGAGGTCGCCTATACTAGTTTTGGTTTGCGAATCTCTTTTATATTTATATGGGAACACGTTATAGAAATTAACAAAAATAAAATAAAAATAAGATGGCAGAAACTATTATTTCACCAGGTGTATTTACGAGAGAAAATGATCAATCGTTCTTACCACAAGGAATCGGCGCTATTGGCGCAGCATTTATTGGACCTACAGTAAAAGGTCCAGCTTTTGTACCTACATTAATTAGAAATGGATTCAACGACTTTATTAGAAAATTTGGTGATCAACACCCAGATACATATGTACCTTTTGCAGTAAAAGAATATTTACGAAATGCAGGAGTAGTAACAGTAGTTAGAGTATTAGCTGGTGGTGGTTATCAATATGATAGTATGGATGCAGCTTACATTGTGAATGATACTACAAATGAAATTATATCTGTATTAGTTCCTTCAAAAGGATATATAGGTGAAAATGTAGCAATTACAACTAACTCAACTATGAAACTTGTTGATAGTTCAGATGGTGGTGCAGCTAAAATAGGTGATAGTAGTTTAGCATTTGTTATATCAGGATCAGGAGTAATGACTGAAACAATTGTTTCTACATCTTTTACCACAGATTCTAGTTTATATGTAACAAAAACAATAGGTACTAGTCCAAATAATAGTAAAACAGGAGCAGATACTTTTGGTGGAACTCCATTATTTGCTTATCTTAACTTTGAAACATACCAAGATAATTCTGGAGCAGGAACAGATGACTTATCATTAATAACAGGTTCAGCCGCTTCAGTGTTTACAAGTTCATTTGTTGAAGGATATGATCACGCAAAAACACCATTTATTACTTCACAGTTTTTAGATGATGTTAAAACAACACAAAACTTATTCCAATTCCACACATTAGCTGATGGAACAAGCACGAATACAGATTATAAAGTTTCTATAACAAACCATAAAAATATTCCTGATATTGATAATGTAGAACAATATAGTACATTTACAGTACAGGTTAGAAAATATTCGGATACAGATAGAACACCTTCTATCTTAGAAGAATTTACTAATGTAAATCTTGATCCTAATTCACCAAATTACATTGCAAGAAGAATTGGAGATAGATATCAAGAATATAGTAGTGATTTTGGAAAAGTTCTTACAAAAGGAGATTATCCTAACATTTCAGAATTTGTAAGAGTAGAAGTAGACAATTCTGTTGCAGAAGGAGCAACTTCTCCATCATTATTACCTAAAGGATTTAAAACAGTAGCTGATACCATAAGTAATGGTAATCAAGGTGGTCAAACATATCAATTAAAAGCATATGTTTCAGCTTCAAAACAATTAATAGGTGGAAATTACAATACAAAAGCTTATTTAGGTTGGGATTTCACACATAAAGATAATTCAAACTGGAATAAACCAGTACCTTTAACATCTGCAGGTGGTAGTTCAACTTCTAATAAAGGAAATGATTTTAATGTAGATAATGAATTTATGCATTCAAGCTCATCAGCAGCATTTAAAGGATCATTAAGTGCTTCAATTGACATAACAGGAGCAACAGGACCTAGAGCAGTAGATTTAAAATTCTCAGTACCTTTCCAAGGTGGTTTAGATGGAATTGATCCAGCTACAATAATTAAAACTGGAGAAAATTTATCAGCTACAAATGCATTTGGTTTTGATTTAAGTTCAACAAGTGCTACTGGATATAATGGGTATAAAAAAGCATTAGACATTTTATCTAATCAAGATGAATATGATATTAACATGTTAGTATTACCTGGTGTAATTAAAAACTTACACGCTTCAGTAACAGATGCAGCACAAAACATGGCTGAAGATAGAGGTGATACATTCTATGTAATGGATTTATCAAAAGAAACAGCAACTGTAAATCAAGCAGTTAATGATGCAAATGGATTAGATACTAATTACGCTGCTGCATATTATCCATGGGTAAAAGTGCTAGACACTTCGCGTAACAAACCGATCTTTGTTCCTCCATCAGTTATCGTGCCTGCCGCAATTGCTGCGTCAGATCGAATTGGAGCTGAATGGTTCGCACCAGCTGGTTTAAACAGAGGTGTATTAGGAACTGTATTAGAAGCTAAAAATAGATTAACACAAGCTGAAAGAGATAGCTTATATGAAGGAAGAGTAAATCCAATAGCAACATTCCCAGCAACAGGAGTTTGTATTTGGGGTCAGAAAACACTTCAAGTAAGACCAACAGCTCTAGACAGAATTAATGTTAGAAGATTGTTAATTACTCTTAAGAAATTCATTGGAAGTTCTTCTAAGTACTTAGTATTTGAACAAAACACAATCCAAACTAGAAATAGATTCTTAAATATTGTTAACCCATATTTAGAGTCAGTACAACAAAGACAAGGATTATACGCATTTAGAGTAGTAATGGACGAGTCAAATAATACACCATCAGAAATCGACAGAAATAGATTAGTAGGTGCTATTTATTTACAACCAACTAAAACAGCAGAATTTATAGTACTTGACTTTAACGTATTACCAACAGGAGCTACATTCCCTGCATAAAAAGTTTAAAAGGATTATATTTATAATAGAACAATAAAATAAAATAAAAAGATGGCAATATTAAACACAAACGACATGATGTATACAGCATTCGAGCCTAAGTTGCAAAACAGGTTTGTAATGTTTATCGATGGAATTCCAGCATTCCTAGTAAAAAAAGTAGGAAGACCAAACATCCAATTTGGAGAAGTAACTCTTGATCACATTAACGTGAAAAGAAAAATTAAAGGAAAAGCTGATTGGCAAAACATTACAGCTGAACTTTATGATCCAGTAACACCATCAGGTGCTCAAGCAGTGATGGAGTGGGTTCGTTTGTCACACGAGTCAGTTACAGGTAGAGATGGTTATTCTGATTTCTATAAAAAAGACATTAGATTTAACGCATTAGGTCCTGTAGGTGATGTAGTTGAAGAATGGATTTGTAAAGGTGCTTATTGTTCACAAGCAAACTTTGGAGAAGCTGATTGGTCTTCAGATGCACCAATGAACATTTCTATCACTATTAGAATGGATTACGCCATCTTAAATTACTAATAGTAATAATTTATATAAAGAAAAAGCGCCTTTTTGGCGCTTTTCTTATTCTAACATATATGTATATCCGAACTAGTTTTAATTAAAATAACGTTATGGAATCAACACAACAACCCCAAGCACAGCCACAAGAGCAAGCTTACAA